GCGTGCGCCAACTGGAGTTCTCGAAGCCTACGCCCTGGGACACCTTGACTACGGCGAAGTCGTAGCTGGCGGTGCAGGTCACGTTCGAGGCCTGCCAGCCGGACACGTCGATGCCGACCGTGTCGGCCATCGCGATCGCCGGCGTGCATGCGAGCAGCACGGCGAACAATGCCGCGATGAGGGCATGTAGCGGCTTGCTTCTGTTCTTGATTTTGCCCAAATTCTTATCCTTCCTGTGTGTTGGGTGGGCATGGAAACAGCCCCCGCCGGGGTCGGCGTGGGCTAAGCCTTTGGTTTTCTCGGGGCTATCGGCGCACTCTGGATGTCGTTGTTGAGGCTGGTGCCGTGACCGTTGCCGCCGAGCGCGTGGTACACGTCGTAGAGGCGTTGGCTGCGGCCTTTGAGGTCCTCGTCGGCTATGCCGTCGTTGGCGACCATCTCGGCGCGCAGGTCCTCGAGCCGGCACAACAGGAGTTCGCGCACGGCCTGGTCCAACACGGACGTATTGTCGAGGTGTCTGAGCATCCACGCGGTGATGGTGCCGGTCGCACCGGAGCCGAGGACCATGCCCACGAATGTGAGCCATACTGGTATCGTCTCGTTCATCTAGGTCATGGCCTTCTTTCCTTTCGCTAGTTGTTCTGCAATGGCATCGTGCCGCCGGTGAAGAAGCTCTCGTCGCTGCCGGCCTCGGTGCAGGTGATCTGGTAGAACGCGGTGTCCTTGCCGACCTTGCCACGGAAGATGAGTTTGACGACACCGTCGGAGGGCACGGTGAAAACGATTCGAATGCGTTTATTGTTGGCCCAGTTCTCGGACAGGCCCAATGTGGCGGATCGGGAGTCCTGGACCTCCATGAGGAAGCCTCGGAACGTGTCCGTGGCCTCGGCGGGGCCGCAGGACGCGACGAACGCGCACCTCACGCCCGCCGGCAGGCCGGAGACCACCCATTCGGCGTAGCCGCCGATGAGGTCGGACGAATGCCGCAGGATGATGCCCGGCCTGTCCGGAAAACCCCACTGGTTGACGCTGCAGTCGATACTCCTCGTGGGTTTCGGATCGCCCCGCATGGGGTTCGGGAACCAGTTATGTCGCATCATCGGCGCTCACCGCCGATCACTGCAGGGGCATCGAGCCTCCGTCGAACCACGGGAACCGGGGGAGGAGTTGTTGGACGGTCGGCCATTCGTCGCCCTCGTACACGGCCAAGGCCTCCAACGTCAAACTGCCCCCGCCATGGCAGAAGATGCTGCGGTTGCCGCCACCGACGGTCTTCGCCGCCTTCCACGTGGCACCCGATGGGGTCGTGTCCGAGGCGAGCGGCGTGCCGCTCTCTATTTCCACGTTCAGCCCGCTGGTGGCCGTGTAGGCGACGACCACGACACGGCCCCATCTCATCAGTTCCGGCCACTCCTGAAAGTTGGTTAACGACCAGGTGCCGTTGTCGGCATGCGTGTAGCGGTAGCGCCCGTCGGCGAGGCGCTCGACATTCACGCCGCCGCTGCTGACCCACGTGTTTAACTGCTTGTGGCATGAGGGGTCGGTGTACAGGTTGGTGATGTAGCTCATGCGGCCACCACCCAGTCAGAGCGGCGGAGGCGAGCAGCCAGACAATGGCGTTTAGCCCTGCCCCCCCCCCATTGGTTAATGGCATGAGGTCGCCGTCGAAGTAGCCTTCGCCGAGTGCGCGCATCTGGTTCCAGTCGGCTTCCGTCATGAGCAGGGGCTGCGTGAAGTTGGCGCTGCCCGAATCGGGGCAGGCGAGCCGGATCAGGAATTCTCTGGTCGGCGTGAACTTGAGGGATGTTCTGCCTGCAGATGCGGCGGAGCACAGTGAATTCCAGGGGTCTAGCTCGGCGATGAGGACGTAGCCGTTGCGCACGGTGGACTGGTCTCCGACCACGTTCCAGATGTCCGTCTGGAACACGAGGCTCGTGTCCCGTGGCGTGTTGAACCACATTTGGACGAAGCAGTCCTGTCGGCCTTCCTGGGCGGTTATGGTGACGCCCTTCTGGTTGCCGGCGATCATGGAGACCGTGCTGTTGGTGGGGGTGTTGAGCATCATTCGCGGATACGTGAGGTTGCGCAGATACATGCCGTCTCCTTTCTGTTCTGGGCATGAAAAAAGCCACCCCGTGCGGAGTGGCTTTCGGAAAAATGGTTGTCGGTGTCGGGTTACTTCGCTTCGGCCAGCTGGGCCTCGAGCTCCTTGACCCTGCGTTGCAGTGCGGTTGCCTGTGCTTGGCTGATGGCGAGTTCGCGGGTCAGGGTGGCGTTACGGGCGCTCATGTTGTCGAGCACGTCGTTGATGTCCGCCTGCACGAGGCTTTCGGTTGTGTCTGTCATTGGTTATCTCCTATCGGTGATGGTTGGTGTGACGTCGTTCAAAAATCTGGTTCGCGCCCGGTCGATTTCCGTCGCGTGTTCGGCGAGCAGGGTGGCGAGGCTCGTGGCGTCCACGCCGGCGGGCAACCGTATCGACGGCTCCACCGGCTCGCCGGCGTTCGGTTCGTCCAACGCCCGCGCGGCGGCGAGAGCCGCGTCCGCCTCGTACGAGTCCACTATGGTCGTGGCATCCAAGCCCAACAGCCGGCGGGTCTCCGCACGCCCGTCGGCGGCCAGCGCCCCGTTCGCCTTGAACGCGCGGTGCAGTGATGCGGCGCGCACCTGATTCAGGTCGACGAGCGCGTCATGCTCCAACTGCTCGTAGGCGCTCGTCCACGCGTTGCGACCTGACTCCGCGTCGATGACGCCGGGGTCGGCGACGCGTTTCGAGACATCGAGCATCATGGCCACGGTCTCCATGTCGGACGTGGTGCCGAGCAGCAGGCCCGTGGCGGCGATGTCCGTCAAATGGGTTCCCCATGCCGTGCCGCCGTCGATGCGCCCGTCCGGCGATGGTTCGCCGCTTCCCGGCAGGTCGATGAAGAGCCGGTCTCCGATGATTCGCATGGTTCCTCCACTATTTCCTCAGGTATCCGAACATCGTGCACCAGATGTTGGTGCCGCCGCCGGGGAACATGCTGTAGCCGCCGACGGTCGCGGGCATCGACTGGACCATGATCTCGGCCCCACTGCTGGTCTCGTTGCAGGGGGCGCTGGTGCACATAGCGTTGCCGGCGGAGTTGTTGACGCCGCCGACGATCTTGTAGCTGCCGTATTTCGGCGGCGTCCACGAGCCCTTGAACCGAAATACCATCCATGGGCTGATGTGGTGGGCCCCCTCCCAGTACAGCGACAGAAATGTGCCGCGGGACGCATACCTTCCTAGGAAACCGGCGAATGAGAGATAGCCCGTGTTGATGACGGCCTGCACGCCTACCGTGCCGTTGTTGTCGAACGCCTCGAGCGCCGCCACGGTGTCGGACGAAGTGCCCGAAAATGCCATGAGATTAAGCATTGCACCGGCCTGCTTGCTGGCGTTGCTCTCGTCGTAGTTCCGGTATGCCTTTAGGAACACAGTGCCGTATTTGACGCCATTATCCGATTTGCGTTCGCCGATGCGTCCGAATGCGCCGGGGTCGTTCTGCGCGCGGTGCCCGCCGTTGAACGTGAGCGCGCTGACTTCGCCCTCCTGCTGCGTGGTGGACTCGACCGCGATGTACGGGTGTTTGTACGAGTCGGTGCCGTGGTAGAACTGGATGCCCGCGCCCTCCAGCTTGTCCGAGCCCGTGATCTCGTGCTGTTGGAACGAGGGGCTTATCATCACCCTGTTGCCCGACAGGCCGGTCTGGAACGTGCCGGTCAGCAGGTTGCTCGCGCCCTCGCCGTCCAGATGCACGGTGTGGTTCCGCTTCGAGTCCCACATGTCCAGCGCGTTGCCCCTCAGCTTCCAACCCGTGTTCTCGGCGGTGCTGGACTGGACGACCGGCGCGTTGATGACGGTGCTGGTCATGACTCCCGCGTTGACGGTGGGCGCGGTCAGGGTGCCGTTGGCGAGTATGCCGCCGTCCATCTTCAGGTTGCCGTTGGTGTCCAGCGCGAATTTCGCGTTGCCCGAGGAATCGTAGCCGACGAGTCCGCCGCTGGTGAGCTTGACGCCCCTGTTCGCGGCGCCCGTGGTCTGTATGATCGAGCCGGTGACGGTCACGCCGGAGAGCGTGCTGCCGCTGGTCAGCGAGCCCTTCATGGTCACGCTGCCGTCCATCGAACTCGCGTACAGGGTTATGCTCCCGTTGGCGTCCTTCAGCACGAGGCCGGCATCGTTCCACAGCATGCGCCCGTTCGTGGTCGTGATCGTCGAACCGGTGACCTGGCTGGCCTTCACGGTGCCGACGAGGGTCACGCTGCCGGTGGCCGAGTCCGCCGCCAGCGTGCTGGTGCCGGAGGCGTTCTTCAGAACGATTCCCGCGTCGTTGATGGTCAGCCTGCCGTTCGCGGTCCTGTAGACGGCGCTGGTGATCGTGCCGCCCGTGATGGTCGGCGCGCTCATGCTCGCGTCCGACACGATCGGCGCGTCCATGGTCAGCTGCCATTTGCCGCTCGAATCGCTGGCGAAGCTCAGCAGGTGCCGGTTGCGGTAGCTGAATATGATGCCCGAGTCGGTGATGGTCACGTTGCCGCCCTCGGTGCGGTACGTGCCGCCGACGATGGTGCGGCCGTGGAAGAACTCCGCGTCCACAAGCTGCGCGGTGATCGAGCCGGTGGCGATGATGTTGCTGGCGACGAGGTTGAACTCGTTCCACTGCGTGCCGTCGAACTGTCTCACGGCGGTGACGCGCGAGCTCAACGGCACGAGCACGCTCGCACTGTCGTTCGCCGCGCCCTCCCAATACGTGTAGAAGTCCGCCAGCAGTGAGGTGCTGTTGTTCGCCTCGCCGAGCCAACGGGTCCAGTATTTCTGGGTTACGAACCAGAAGTCGCCGGCCCTCACCGTGTTCGACTTGTCGTTGCGCGGGTCGTCGGGCCCCTTGAAGATGGAGTGCATGCCGTCGGCGGTCTTCTGCGCGTTGACCGCGTTGTCGTAGGCGTCCTGGGCCTTCTTCTCGGCCTCGGCCAGCGCCTTGTCGGTGGCGGCCTTGTTCGCGTTGATCGTCTTGTTCGCCGCCGCGAGGTCGTCCGACACCTTCTTGGTGGCGGCGTCCTGCGCCTTGTCCACTGAGGCCTGCGCGTTCTTGTTGTCGGTGATGGCCTGCGCGTTCTTCGACACGTCGGCCCTTATCGCCGCGTCGGCCTTGTCCTGCGCCTCCTTGTTCGCCTCGATCCGCGCGCCGGTCTCGGTGAGTTTTTTGTCGACCACGGCGACCTGCTGGGCCGCGTCGTTCTTCGCCGCCGCCAGAATCTGTTCGGCGCTCTTGTTCAGATCCTCCTGCGTGAGCACCGGGGCGACCTTGACGCTGGCACCCGCGCTCCACGCCGACTTGTTGCCGGAATGATCGACGCTCCTGAGCGCGAACCACCATGTGCTGTTCAGTTCAAGCCCGGTCACATGGCAGTAGCCGTCACGCGCCACGCTGTCCCGGTATTTCCAATTCCCGTTCGAATCGGAAATGCCGACCTCCACGTGGTCGAAGTCCAGCTCCATGCCGCCGCCGGCATTGTTCCTGCCGTCCCACTGCACGTCCACCACACCCAATTTCGAGGTGAGTATCGGCTTGGACGGGATGCTCGGCGGCGTCACGTCCGACGCCACCAAAGCCACGACCACGTTCGACCAGTCACCCAACCGGTCGGAATACGTGGGCACGGCGCGCACGCGGAACTCATAGCGTTGCCCGCATTCCAGACCGCCGATGCCCAACGTGAGCCGCTGCGCGTCCGTCACGCCACCGGAAACCCACGGCGCACCAGCCGTGCTCTTGCGATACTCCACGCGGTAGCCCGAAATGTCGATGGCGGTGTCATCCGTCGCCTGAGAGACCGCGGCCCACTGCAGGGTAGCCAAACCCAAAGCCGTACCACGGGAGGAGATATAGGCGTCCGTGGCCACGACCAAGCCGGTCACGGCCTTCGGCGTGCGATGATCCTTCTCCGGAGCCGGGCGGCCGCCCTCGCTGCCGGCCAACGTTGCGCCACCGGTGATGCCCTGAATCTTCTTGTTGGCTCGCACCTGCGAGTCGTACACCTTGTCGTTGAGCGTGATGCTGGCCTTGAGCCCGTTGGAGTCAAGCGAAACGGTGACCTGTTGGATTCGCACCTTCTCGCCGTGCTGGACTGTGGGCGCGGTGATCCAGTCGCCGGGCCGGTAGTCCACCAACGGCAATGATTCGGCGTTGGTGACGAGCAGCGAGCGGGTGTACTGGCCTCGCACACGGGCCGCGCTGGCCAATGTGGTCTGCATGAACGCCTTGGCGGTGGCCTCGTCCGAGACTCCACCCTGAGAGACATAGGATTCCCAGCCACCCCACGGCGTGGGTGCCGCCGGATTCGACTCGCGGAAGATTAGCCCGTTGTCACCCTCCACGAGGATATCGCTGGAGAGGTCTTCGATGCTTTCCTCTTCGGGTGCCTCGAGTATGTCGTGCGCCATGCTGATGTGCACGCGGCCCGACAGGTCACGGCTGAGACTGGTGCTGTCGGCGTTCCAGATTCTGAGGGTGCGGCCCTCGGTGCGCCAGTCGATGGCACCGCCGCCCACCATGCTCGAAAGCATGCTGTTCAGGCTCGTGCCCAACGAGTAGTAGAGCGTGTACACGCTCTTCCAGTTCGCGCCAGCCGCGTCCTTGCCGGTGTCGAAACCGGGGGCCAAAACGAGGCCGGCACCCTTGCGGGCCTTGTTCTCATCGAGAATCGTTCTGATGATGGTGCCGGGGTTCTTCGACAGGAACGCGCGCTTGCCCTTGTTGTCGCCGTCCGCTATCAGATGCGCGGTGTCGTTGTTCAGAATCTTGTTGGCCAGCCAGCCCATGCTCTGGCAGGTGAGCGTCACCGTGTCCGACACGTCTTCGGCGTTGCGGGAGCGGCCTATGAGCAGGTAGCGGCAGTTGTAGGGTTCGCTCCATGTTCCGCCGTCACTGACCTCGAGCCCGATCTCGAGCCCCTGTTCGAGGCCGCGTTTCAGGATTCCGCCGCCGACGGTACGACGGCTGTAGACGACCTTGAGTGCTCCGAGGTCGTTGTTGACGATGCTCGCGTCCCATGAGAGCGGTGCGGGCAGGTTGCCGAGCCTGCCGCCGTTGGGCAGGTAGGCGACGAGGCGGGCGTGCAGTGTCTTGACCATAAGGGGACTCCAGACGTTGAAAACCGGCGCGGAAATTGCATAGAAGGGGAATACGGGGTCTACCACCATGCGCGGCGCACGTGCACGAGCAATGGCTCGCCGCTGCCGGTGATCTTCGACGTGAGCCGGTAGCCGTTGTCCACCGGGTTCGGCCAGCATTGCAGCAGGCCGCCCGCCGGATAATCCAAGCCGCCGGTCACGTCCGTGCCAGATTGCGTCCACTGATGATCCGCCGTGGACTGCCATGCGAGGCAGTTGCCCACGTCCACATACGTGTAGGCGTTCGCGTTGGCCGCACCCTGCCAGATGACGCCCGTGTTCGACGTGGGGTCGGTGACCGAGGCGCTGCTCACGCCCTTGGGCAGCCGTATTATCGGATCGGTGACGGGCGCGTCACCGAACATGCCATCCGGTATGCCCGACGACAACGGGATCAGCAGCGACGGCGAATTGTTCGGCTCACCAATCCACATGGTCACGAAATCCGCCATGAGACTGGTCGAATCGTTCGCCGCGCCACTCCAGCGCGTCCAGTATTCCTGCCGCCATTGCACGGCTGACGGCCACAGCCAGTCCGTTGTGTTCGCCGCCACCTGACGGTCATACGCGACCGGATCGCGCCACCACACCTGGGGCATGGCGAACACCGCCGTGAACGGGGTGAGCCTGTCCAGCACGGTGCCTCCGTCGTCGGCCTCCAGACTGGCGAGCTCCACGACGGCCTGCTGCCTCCGCCCGTTGACCCGACGGCCCAATGTCAGGCTTGGTGCCGTGCACAGGCGCGCCAGGCGGCTCGAATCCAAACCCGCGGCATCAGCGCGGCCCAATGCTCCCGCACGGAACGCGGTGACCTTGAGCGTCACGCTGCGTTCCTCGAACGATGGGGCGAAACCGGATGGTATCGTGCCATGCCGGAACGGGGCGCTGACCTTGCTGCGGGACACGGAGACCCCAGCGAACAGGGTGCTGCCCAACGTGACCCGGCAATACTGGGAGTCGAGGGCCACGCCGTTGAGCGCGTAATCGACACCGGCCATAAGCAACCCCCTTTAGATTCCGACCGTCAGCTTGTCGAGACTGTCGTTCGTGGCGAGTGGCCACGGGTCGGCCTGCGGATAGTAGTTGGTGATGTTCACGTTCGACGCGCCCGCTTGCGGTTGCATGGCGTCCGTGGACGGCGTGTACACCATGCGCCGGTTCATCGTGGCCGCGTCGTACGTGCGGTTGGCGGGCAGCAGGTCGTTGATGTCGGGCATGAGCCCGCCGATCATGCTGCCCATGGAGGCGTTCACATAGCGTGCGGAAGCGTCGATGCCGTTGGCGAGGCCAAGGCCCATCATCATGCCGATCTGGTCGCGGAACAGGCGTGAGGGGGAGTGGATGCCGAGCATGCGCTTCACGTTGGCGATGGCGGCATTCATGCCGCCGAGAATCGCCGAGCCGACCCGGCCCATGCTGCCCATGATGCCGCTGACGATGCCCTCGACGATGTTGCGTCCGATGGACACCACACGGCCCGGTATCGAGGCGAGCGTGTTGACGATGTTGCTCAAAAACTGTCGTCCGGCGTTGAGCGCGCCCTGCCCCATCTGACCGGCGAAGGCCCCGACGTTCGATATCACGCCGCGCAGGTAGGCGGCGATGCATCCGGGCAGCTGAGATACGAACTGGATCACATTCCGTATGAAACTGCTGCCGGCCTGCGCCGCGTTCGACGCCATCTGTCCTGCCCAGTTGGCCGCGCCGGTCAGCACGTTCACGAGGAACGCCCATATCCTGCCGGGCAATTGGGAAATGAACGTGGCCGTGTTGTTGAGGAACTGGCTTCCGGCCTCGCTGGCCTTGCCGGCCATCTGCGCCACCCAATTGGCCGTGTTCGTGACGGTGGCGACCAGCCAGTTCCAGATATTGCCTGGCAGCTGGGATATAAACGTGCCCGCGTTCTGCACGAACTGTGTGCCAGCGTCGATGGCCTTCTGACCCATAAGCGCGACCCATGCGACCACGAACGTGATCGAATAGGACAGCCAGTAGGCAATCGTCTCAGGCAAGTGCGTGATGAAGTACACGACGTTCTGCACGAACTGGTTCCCGGCGGTCCACGCGGATTGCGCGAGACAGGTGGCCCATTCGCCCACAGCCGTGAGCAGGTTCGACAATGCGCTGCCGATACGTTCCGGCAGCCGCTGAAACCATTGGACGACGGACTGGAACGCATTGGGAAGCGTCTGCGTGAAGAAGTTCGCGATGTTCTGGCCGAGACTGGTGACGGCATCGACCGTCTTCTGCCATGCAGAGGAGACGAACGACGTGAACGCCGCCCACGCCTTGCGACCCGTCTCAGTCTGCGTGAAGAACCAGACCAGTGCGGCGACCAGCGCCGATATCGCGGTGACGACCAGCATGATTGGGTTCGCGTTCATAGCCGCGTTCAACAGCCACTGCTTTGCGGCGGCGACGGTGTCAGCGAGGCTGAACGCCTTGATGAAGCCGACCACGGTCGTGATGATCGAGAACAGCTTGAACGCGCCATATCCCGCCATGACCGCGACCGCGAGCGCCTGCATCCAGTCGGCGTTCTGCTGGACGAACGTGCCGACCGACTGGAGCATGCCGCCGATGCTGCCCAGAATATTGGAGAGCTGCTGGGCGGCCCCGCCGGCACTGTACGCGCCGCCGGTGAAGCCGAGCAGGCTGCCGATGACGCCGGCGAACGGGCCGACGACCGAACCGACCGCGCCGGCGATGCTTTTCACCCCGTTGGCGAACGTCTGCACGCCCTCGGTTTTCATGAGCGCGCCCGTGAAGTCGTTCACCCACTGCATCGCCTTGCCGATGCCGTCGCCCAACGCAGTGACCGCTCCGGTGATGTACGGTTTGACGGTGTTGACGATGTTCGCCGCACCGTCCACGATGGTGGCCTCGAGATTGCCGAACGCGCCCTCGAACGTCTGCGTGCTTTCCGCCGCCTTGATGGCACCGTCGTTCATGCCCAGTTGCATGAGCGCGTCGTTGAACTCCTGTGAGGTGATCTCTCCATTGGCCATCGCGTCGCGGAAGTTGCCTGTGTACGCGCCGTTCTTGAGCATCGCCTCCTGGAGCTTGCCCGAAGCGCCTGGAATGGCGTCGGCCAGCTGGTTCCAGTTCTCCGTGGTGAGCTTGCCTGCGCCGGCGGTCTGGGTGAGCATCATCGCGACGCTTTTGAACGTTTCGCTGTTGCCGCCTGCGACCGCGTTGAGATTGCCGGCCGCTTCGGCGAGCTTGTCGTAGTTCGGCACGCCGTTCGCCGCCAATTGGGCGGTGGTGTTGCGGATGTCGTCGATGCCGTAGACGGTCTTGTTCGCGTACTCCTGCGTGGACGTGGTCAGTTTCTTGATCTGGTCGGCCCCGACGCCGGCGAAGTCCAGTGTCTGTGCGAACTTCTGGGTCGAATCCGATGCGTCGAGGATCTGCCCGGACAGGCCGGAGAACACGCCGATGACCTTCGTGGCGATGCTGGATGCGACGCCGCTGATCACGCCGAGCTTCGCGGAGAATCCCCTGGAGAAGCCGCCGCCGGCGGTGTCCCCGGCTTTCTGGCCGACCGATTTGGATGGCCCGTCGAACGCGCTTTCGATGGCCTTGCCCACGCCCTTCATGCTGGGCACGATCTGCACGTACGCCTGAGCCAGCTGGTATGCCATGACCGTGCCTCTCTATTCGGTTATTCGTTGTGGGTGAAGGGTTTCGTCTCCACGTCCGTGAAGTCGCGGCTCATGAACTCGTCGAGTTCGGCGACGGTCAGGGCCATGGGCTTGATGGTGCGCGTCCTGCGCGTTGCTTCCCCGGAGTCCTCCGGATTGGAGGGGTTCGCGACGGCATGGCCGCTTCCGTTGCCGGGTCGTGGCAGCGGTTCGGGTTGTGGGCCGCGTTTCTTCGGGTCGGCGTTGCCCCACATCCACATGTTCATCTGGTCGATCCGCGCGGCCATCAGATACTGGTCGAGCGTCCAGGCGGCCGGAACGTCCAGCCTCTGCCACACCAGTGAGCCCGCAGGCAGGTTCACCGCCAGCGCTGCCGCTTCCAATGGATCCAGCTCATAGACGCTAAGCCCGTATACGCGCCGCATGTCCGCCGCCAACTGGTCGGGGCAGGCATGCAGCAGGTATACGAGCGTCAGGAGTTTGGGGATTCCTCGTTCAGACGCGCGAACAGTTCCTGCAGGAACTCGCCCATGGCGTCTCCGGTGATGCGTCCGGTTTCGGGGTCGCGCAGACGGTTCTTGATGCGCCCGTAGTCCTTGGCTGAGAACATGCCGCGCAGGAACGGTACCACGCTCAGCGCATTGTTCTGTGGGTCGGACTGGAGGTCGTAGAGGGATTCCATGAGCTCCCAGTCGTTGAGCTTGGCCGGGTCCAGTGTCAGGACGAGCCCTTTGACGGTGACGGTGCGTGGCTTGCCCTGCGCGGGCTTGTGATCCTGCGGACGGCTGCCGGGAACATTGTTGGCAGGGTTGCCGGAACGGTGGCGGTTTCGTGACATGATGACTTCTCCAAAAGACTAGTGAAAACGACTTCCACGGTTGAACGAAGAAAAGGTTCCCGCGTCGTGGGAAGTCGTTCGAAGCGCGACGCGGGAAGAACCGTCATTCGGCGGCCGGAACCTCTTCGGCGGTTTCGGCGTTCTCGTCGCCGTTGGCCGGGTCGACGACCTTGCCGAGCAGGGCCTCGGTGACGGCGGCGCTCTCGCTGACAGCCGTGGCCCTGCCGATGTATTCGATGGCGGTGACGCCGTTGCCCATGTCGTTGGCGGACGCGGTGACGTCGTAGACCTGCGCGTCGCCGGCATGCACCTGGCGGTCGCCGAACTTGGCTCGCGTGCAGTTGCCGATCACGAGGCGGTCCTTGACGTCGCCGCTCATCGCGATTTCGAACACGAGCACGAAGTCCTCGTCGGAGGGCATCTGGTGCTTGATGGTCATGCTCTTGTCCGTGCCGGTGACCGCGTCCGAGTTGTAGCGCATCTTGGCGGCCTCGGCGCGCAGCACCTCCAGCAGCGCGAACTGGTAGGACTCGGCGTAGCTGGTGATGACCTTCATCACGGTCGTGCCGTTGGCGTCCTTGATCTCGGTGGTGTCGGTGTCGGTCGTGTTGGTCAAACCGTCCTCGGACAGGTAGCCGAGCAGCTTGAACGCCGCGGCCAGCGGGGTGAAGGAATCGGTGGGCAGCGCGGTGCCGGACGGTGCCCAGTAGGCGTAGCCGCCGACCTTGAATTTGCCCAGCGACACCATGGTGGAATCGTTGGTTGTGGAATCAGCCATGATTTAGACCTTTCGTTAGTCGTCTGATTTGACGGTGAGTTGTATGAGTATCTGGTAGCGGGGCCGGCCGTCCGGCATGGGGAAATGCGTGCGGCCGGTGATGTCGATGTCGGCGACCTCGGGCAGCTCGACGATACGTTTGAGACGGGGGAGTATGAGCTTCGCTGCGGCCTCGGAGACCAGCCAGCGCGACTCGCCCCACACCTGCACCGCGATAAGCGGCAGGCTGCGGAACCGTTCGTCCGAGCCTCCCACCTGTTCGACGGTGACGAACGGCAGCGGGTGCGTGGCCGATGATCCGGCGGGCACGTCGAAACTGGCCGGATATTCGGCCTTGATCGTCGGGTCCGCGTTGAGCCAGTCCATGACGAGTTTTTCAGCGTTCACGGCCATCAGCCGCCACCTCCCAACGCCTTGGCCAACGTGTTGTGGGCCGCGTTGTCGAAGCGCGCGGCGGTGTTCTCTGTGTGCACGAGCGCGGTGGCTCCCTTGGGGTTGGCCTGAGGGCCCAACGCCGTGTACAGGGGCTGGCCCGCGTGTGTGGGCGAGCCCATGGCGTTCGCCCTCGCCGCGAGCTTCCGAGCCTCGCTGACGGCGGCCTTGGAACCCTCGTTGCGTCTGTATGCCTGAAACGCCGAATAATTCAGTTTCACCCGTTTCATGCCCTATCCATCCGTGTCGGTGACTTCGACCTTGAGGTTCCATGCGGTCGGTTTCATGCCGCCGTCCAAAGGCCTCGGGTCTCCGATCACCTTGTAGTCATGGGAATCGATGCGCACCATCGCCCCGCGCAGACTCCGGTATGCGTAGCTGCGGGGGAAGAGGCAGGTGAACGCCACCGTCACGCCTTCGGGGCGCAGCGAGTCGGTGGCGTTCGACATGCCGCCCGGCGAAACCAACACGTTCCCAACCGACTCGATATCAACCTTCGTGACGGGCGAGCCAGCGGGGTCGTTCTCGCCGGTCGGCGTGTAGCGCAACACCTTCACGGTCTCGCCCCTCATGACGCCTCCCCATTTGACAGGTCGACGCTGTAGAAGCGTTGGCCGGTGAGGCCGAGTGCCTTCTTCTGTCCCTTGGACAGATAGAATTCGCCGCGAGGATTCGAGAAAGTCATCGACTGGGTGAAATCGCCCGCCGTGAGACTGAGATTGCTGGCACCGGTCGTATCGAAACCGGCACCCTCGGTCTGCATGTCGGACGAGATCACATCCTTGGCGAGCTCGCAGGCGATGCGTTCAAGCGTCGCCCGCGATATGTTCCGCCAATCGGGGCACTGTTCGCGAATGAACTGCGATGCATCGGTCAGCCGCTGGTCAACATAATCCGGGTCGTCCGGCATCTGCTTCCAGCGTTTGGACAATTCCGTGTAGATGGCGAATGGTTTTTCTTCCATTTCGTCGGCCATAACGCACCTCCCCACGTCAGGCGGCGATGACACCGATCGCGCGCAACTGGGTGAGGATGCTGTTGACCTTCGTGGCGATGGTCGCCGCATCAGCGCCGCTCGCGAGATCCGGGATCGCGGCACCCTTCTTGACGCCACCCAACGCCGCAGCCGTGGCGGCGGGCAGCGTGTAGGCGGGCGGAATCGTCGGCTTGTTCGACAGGTCGTTGTAGCTTCCACTGAAGCTGGACGTTCCCGCGCCAATGGCCTTGCGCGCGTCGGCTGCATCCGTGGCTTTGAGCACCGCCTTGCCGGTGTTGGTGGCGCCGGCAAGCGTGTCGGCGGTGGGAGGGACGCCGCCGACATCGACCGGATTGCCGTCCCCGTCAAAAACGGCCACCTGAGCGATAATCTCGCCGTCAGTCGGCTTCGGTTGACGCACGAACTGTATCTGCTTGTTCAGTCCCATGGCCATCACGCTCCGTTGGACGTCGATGCCGGCGTGATGACGTACGCCGGGAAGCGCTTCGTCTTGTCGGGCTGCACGTCGTTGATGGGGTTGGCGATCTGGAAGCCGACGCGGAACACGACGCGCATGGCGACGCAATCCTGCTGCGCGAGGTTCAGAATCACCTTGCCGTTATCGTCAGAGATAACCGACTGGTCAAGCATCTTGTAGGTGATGTCCTGACGGATGCCGACCACGAAGTTCGACCAGTCGGCTCCGAGCAGCACGGCCTTGGTGGTATCCCATGCGCCGTTGTCTACCTCGTTGAGGCCGAAGCCGTACAGGGTGGACGGCGCGCCGGAGGCGAGCGAGGGCACGTAGATCGGGCTGCCGTTGGCATTGCGCAGGCCGATAAGTTCCCAGTTCAGGCCCGGCTTGCTGGCGAAGCCGTTCATGGCGAAGCCCTGTTCGGCGAGCTTCTGACCCATGGAGGCCACGTCCTTGGCGAGGTCCTTGCCCTGGGTGAGCGTGTTGTGCGCCGCGATGGCCTGCGGGATGATGCCGTCAGGGAAGCTGGAAGGCTTGTCCACGCCGAACAGGGTCGACTGATCCAGCTTGTAGCCAAGCGCGGAAGCCAGACGCGGCATGACCTCCGGCCAGATGGGGATGCCGGAATCCGCGATAACGGCCTCGGGGATGGGCACGATGGCCGCAAGCTCCTCGGCCGTGATGCTCAGGCCCGACCATTTCATCTTCGTGGTCTGCTTGAGGCCGGTATCGCCGCCAACCCAGTAGGCGATCGGCTTGGAGTCAAGCACCGGCTGCGTGCGCGTGCGGGTGCTCATGCGAATCTGACGCATACGGGTCAGGGATACGCTCGACTTGGGAGCGTCCTGGATAATCTGGGTGGCGTATTCGGTGGGGATGAGTCCGCCGCCGAGGTCGCCGCTGGCGATGATGGAGTTCACGTTGGAAGCCATCTTCATACCTTCTTTCTATGGAGGGGGGAGGTTATTTCTGCTTTTGTTTGAGGAACTGGTCACGGATCCAGTCGCCGGATGTGTCGGATGGTGCGGGCGGCTGGTTGGATTCGGATGCGGCATGCACCGTGGGCTTGGTTTTGTCGGTGATGTAGTCGGCGAGCGCCTTGCCGTTGGCTTGCATTTCTTCGAGGGTGGAGCCGTGGAGCAGTGCGATGGGCACGCCGGTTTCCTTGGAGACCTGCGTCTTCCATTCGTTCTGCTGTTTTTCCGCCTCGTAGGCGGCGTTCTTGGCTTCAAGCTCTTTGATGTGCTTGGCTGTCTTTTCGGCTTCGGACAGTTGGGCCTCCTTGAGCTGTTGCAGTTCGTCGGCGGCTGCCTTGTTGTCCTTGGCGCGTTTCTCCCATTCGCGGGAATGGGCGACGGCCTCCCGGTATTTGGCCTCGTAGTCGATTTCGGGCGGCTTCGCTCCGTTCTCGGTCGATGCCGCCTGCTGGTTGCCGTTGGCCTCTTCGGTCATGGTTCCTCCTAGTGGGTTGGGCCCGTTTCGGGCATAAAAAAACCACCCGTGCGGGTGGTTGGGGGAAAATTCAGTGCGAACGGGACGGTCTGGGTACTCCATACCCGTCCTTGTATCGGTCGGGGTAAAGCCGGCGCATCAGGTAGACAAGCGTGTTCGGGTCGTTGGGATTGTCGGGATTGCCTTTTGTGGTGGCCTTTATCATCCGATAGGTGTCGTCGTCCAGGCCGCCGTTCTCGATGAGGCTGCGGGCGTGCATGTATTCCGAGTACATGCGGTCGGGGTCGTAGCCCTCGATGTGCGCTTGGTCCCTGTCCCATTCGGGCACGATCTGGCAGTCGCAGTCGTCGTGGAACAGGCTGAACGAGCCTTTGGCGTATTTCGCGGTTTTCTCGCTGTGGTACACCCAGCCTCGCGAGCAGAGCATCGTGCAGAACGCGCACGTCTTCGCGCCTCTCGGCACGCGCGCGTACCGTGGTTCGGACGGGTCGTGCTCGCACAGGCGGGCAACGGTTTCACGCCCCGAATACATGACCCAGCGTTGCATCGCGCCGACCAGATACGCCTGCATGGTCTGCGGGTCCGTCCACAGGTGGCCGGCCTGCCAGCGTATGGTCTTGTCGATGCCGTCGCCGGGGAAAGAGTCGGACAGGTCGTACTCCCACGGGTCTGGCACCGATTCGCCACGGACGCGCATATACCATTCATAGGCGGCATGCGCCGCGAGGTCGCCGTATTTGACGACCAGTTGCGGCACGTAGTCGAGCAGCATGTCACGCTGCCATTCAGGGCTGAGCTGTTGCAGCGTCTCCCACAGTTTCGCCAGATCGCGGCGTGCCAGTTCCACCGCCCTGGCTTGGCTGGCTTGCAACTGGTTCAGTTGCCGGTTGTCCGTCATCCTTGTTGCCTCCGTTCACGAGGGAGTCAAGCACGCTGCGGGTTTCGGCCTTGCGCTTGTCGGCCAACAGGCGTGTGATGTCGGAATCCGTGTAGCCGAGCTTCTCCAACACCACGTCGGAGTTGGCGAGCCATGGAATGGCCGTCACCTGCTTCACGATGGCATCGGAGAGCGCGGCCTGCGATGGGCGTTCGGGGTCACGCCAGTTGACCTGCAGGCGGTCGAGCTCGTCGCTGTCCTCGCTGGTGCCGTTGAGTATGGCGATGTCCCTCGCGGCCTTGCGTAGCTGCACGCCGATGGCGCGGCAGGCGTTCTTCGCCTCGATGACAAGCTCGCTTTCCGCCGCCATGATCGCGTCGGACGAGGAAGGGCCGGAGTCCGTCATCACGCCGAACTGGCTGAGCGGTACGCCGGTCGCGCCGCTCATGCGTGCCGCGAGTGCGCGAAGCATGTCGGTGTGCGGCTGCATGGTCATCTGCGTGAACTGGCCGATGGCGGGTGCCTGGCCGTCCTCGTTGAGGCTGATGTTGAGCATCTTCGAGATGGTGGCTTCCCAGCCGGTCAGCTTCTTGCCGTTCTTGTCCTCGGGCGGCTCGTCAGCGCCGATGAGGTAGCGTTGCGGGCTCGAATAGAATTCGGCGCTTACCTCCATGCGCAGCATGGTGCGAACCGCCGTGTCGGTGATGCTCATGACCTCGCGGCTGATGCGCGAGCGGCCAAAGGGGCGGTTCAGGTCCTGATGGTAGGGGATCAGGTAAACGGGCACATGATCCATGTACGTGTTCCGGGGAGCGTCCGCATGATAGCGGCCTGATTGCGCGCGGCGTATACGAATCGTGTAGCCGGGCATGTAGAGCATGAGCTCGGAAGGCACGATGGTGTTCGCCTGCGCGTACTGGGAACGGTCGATATCGGTTATCGACAACGCCGCCGACAGGCCGCGACGGGCGTAATCCCACAGGCCGGTCTCATAGAGCGCGCTGCGGAACGATACCGACACCTTCGAGCGCAGACCATCCTCGGGTTCCGCGCTGCGCACATTCAGGAACGAGCATGAATGGGTGAGCGCGCTGCGGATGGCCTGCGGCAGTTCCACGTCGAAGTCGTTGTCGGAAAGAATCGAATCCAAACCCAACGGGTCGCGGCTGTCGTCGCCGACTCCGACGAAACCATCGAACACGATGCGGTCGGCCAAAGCGTCCACCGATTTCTGCGGCCAGCCCACGACCTCGCTTATCCCCGCCATGCTGTCCGGCACAGCGATGGACAGATTCTTAAGCTCGTTTCGTCCGTCGTAGTATTTGGTGCGCAAAAGGTTACGTTCGAGCTTCTGGGACCATTGACGTATCATCAAATCCCACGGTTCTCGGCACTCGTCGGGCAGATTATCGACCTGCACGTTTTCAAGACTGGGAATCTGCATCAGAATGCCACCGCCTTTGCTCTTCTTCCCGGATGACGTTTGGAAGTCTTGACGTTCCAATACGCGAGAGCCACCGCTTCCACGGGACTCACGTCGATGTTCTCCATGGACGTCTCGTAGCCGAACCCGTCTCCGATTTTCCTGTGCTTCGCATGACCCACCGCCTCGTCAAGCAGAGGCTGGCCGAAATGGGTAAGCCCATGGTCGTTCACGGCCTGTTCGAGCATCGAACAAGCGTCTGCCACGTCGGAAGGGCGCGGAACCACGATCACTCTTTTGGACACGCCCTTGTCGATGAGGCTGTTGACCAGGGTGGGCGCTCCCACGCGCCCGTCGATGATGATGCCGATGGCGTTGCGCCATCGTTCCGCACCGTCCTTCTCGGCGGTCAGCCAGTCGGCCAGCCAGCCGGTGCCGCCGCGCATGCTGCGCGAGGCGATGACCTCCACGTGCGGCAATTCACCAGACTTGCGGGGCGGGCGCACGCACGCCACGAGGGTGACGTTCGCGCCGTCCGCGCTGAACTTGACCGCATACGAGTTGTAGCCATCCATGCAGGGGTTGTCGGTCTTGCACTTGGCCCACTCGTCAACATCGATATCGGACAGCGCGCCGGCCTGATCGTTCCACCAGCCGAGACGTTCGCGGGCGAAACCGTCAGGGGTCATCTTCTCCGATTCGGAAACGACCACGCTTTTCAGCAGTCTGGTGCCGAGCGATGGATTGTATTGGTACCAGCGTTGCTGGTCGTGCACGTCGCCTATCTTGTTCGCCGCCCATTCGAACCAGCACAGGTTCTTCGGCGGCTTGTCCCTGTGCGCGTTGCGGCGCATGCGCGCGAACACCGTGCCCGGCGAGGTCGGCGGTGTGGGGGTGCCCGTGTAGATGGTCAGCGGGTTGCCGGAGGGTGCCGACGAGATGGCGGGCTGTATGGCCTCCATCTGCTCGTCGGTCAGCTCCTGCGCCTCGTCGCACACCAGCACGTCCACCGTGAAGCCACGGCCCGAACTCTTCGAACGGGCGATGAACTCAATGCTGCCACCGTTCTTCAACACGATGGCCTCCTGGCCGTTCGTGGCTCGAATGTAGGTGACAAGTTCCGACAGTTCGGGGAACTTGCGCGCGTTCTCGAAGTAGTATCTCATACGCAGGAAATGCTTGCGGCAGGTCTTCACCTCATGCGCCGTATGCAGAATCTTCATGCCGAGGATCGCGGCAAGGTACAGCTCCGTGAACTCGAGAATCGCGTTCTTGCCGTTCTGGCGCGGCACCGCGCACCCGCAATCCGACGCCGCCCATTGCAGCTTCGAATCCGTGGCGAGCCACCCCTCGAGCACGATGCGCTGCCACTTATCCGGCTTCATGTCGTAGCCGGCTGCGAGCGCGCACGCCTCGCCTCCCTCGGACTGCGCGTGCTTGGGAACCAGAGCGAAGCTAGGTTCCTGTACGCCTCTTCGCCTTGCCACCCTCGATCACCCTCAGCTTCCGTCGTTCGGCTATCTCATCGAGCGGCGTATGCCGCTCCTGCTTCTGGGCTTTCGCCGGCATGATCTGCCTGCGTGCGGCTGGTGTGATGCCGTAATCCTGCAGCAGCTTGTTCAGTATGGGCACGCTGGCGAAATTGCCGGAACCCCAGATGTCCGCGTGGATCAGTGCGGCGTTCATGAGGTTGTCCCAGTCGGCCTCCGTCCACGAGTCCGCTCCGGGGGTGGAAGCCAAATGCTCCCACCATCGCACGGTCGCCTCCGGCCACTCGATGCCGTCAGGCAACTGTGGCTGCGTTATCGTGGTCTTGGCCAACTGGATCACCTCGAATCAATGTCTAGGAGCCGCTGGAGCGACTCGCGCGAGCGGAACCGGCGGCACGAGAGAAATCAAACTCGCCCTGCACGTATCTCGGACGCATGACAACCACCTCCATCGGGAAAATCAGGAGCCTGAGGAGCGCGAGCCGCCGCGAGAAAAAGCGCTGCGGATACGACCGGCCACATTACGCACCGCATTGCCGGCGCGCTGGAACAGGTTACGCACGATCCACCTCCTTTCCAGTAACGATGTGGACAAGAAAAATCGGGATCTACCGTTTCCAGCCTGCACTGCGGTATCTGTTCCATTCGTCGTTGAACCGCTTGTCGAACGCCCGGTCTCGGCGTGCCTGGGCGTTCTTCCATGACTGAGAAACGCCGGCTTCAAGATCGCTGACTCCCTGTTCCTTGCGTTTCTTCATCAACGCGCGCATCTTGAGGGTATCCTGCCATAGCTTCGATATACGTTCGTCGGATAAGCCCTGTTTGCGGTATTGGGATATTCGCTCTTTCGAGAAGCCGACGCCGGAAAGCGTTGAGCCCTTCGAGCGTGAGCGGGATGAGTTGCCGCCGCTCCCGCTGCTGGACGAGCGGGAAGCCGAAGAAGAGCCGCGTCGCATGAGAACCTCCCAATGAAAAAGCCGCCACATAGGGACGGCTTGAACGAAAAAAATATTGTTTACCGGTTCACGATCCGCTCGATCGCGACGCGGAACGGGACGCACTCACACGCAGGGCGGACACACCGCCACCGGATGAACCGGAAGAGCGACGCCCATACCCCGTATAGCGGATATCGTTGGTGCTCGCATAACGGACTCGCCTCATAACTCACCTCCCAGCTTCCGAGCTACGGCCATACCATCGAGGTATTTATCTCCGAGTTTGCGAAGGCCATACTCGGCAAGGAAAGAATCCTTGTCGTCTCGCAACGGGAACGCGATGGCGAACCAGTATTCGGAATCGGTCGGCTCCACGAGCTTCCTGGGACTGCAAGCCGAAACCAGCGCCCTGTGCAGGGCGGCGAACTCGGCGAGACAATCCTTCTCCAGATCATCGGAGTACTTGACATCGGCGAGCGGGTCAGGCGTCTTCTCCGCGAACCCGAGACCACCACCGAAGCCGACGCCGGCACCGAACGCCACGGCGGACGACTTGGCCGGCTTGTACGGGGCGAGTAGCTTCTCGATATCACGGTACGCATAGATCCGGTGGTTTTCGCCGAAGCCAAACCGTTCACGCCACCGCGCCATCTCGGCGGGGGAGGGGAAACACAGGCACAGCCAGAACTCGGTGTCGGTCGCATCCACGAAACGCTTGCGCTCCGCACGGGCGCGCTCCCGGTACTCCTTCGCGTTCTCGTCCAGATTTTCCGGCACCGGCTTCACAGCCTTCTTGCCCTTGGACTTCTTGGAAAAGTCGAATCGGAAATCACCTGACATGATCCACCTCCAACAAGGGAAACCATTCAAGCAGCGTCGCGTAATCGTCCGGTGCCTTGTCCTTGAGCACCTTGGTGAAACGCTTGTCGATGCCATCGAAAGAACGCCCGAACCACGCATAATCACACGGCAGCTCGATATGATGCCCGCTGATGCAGTCCAGCACCTCGCCCTTGAGCCAATCCCCGATAGGAGAGACCTTCTTGAGATTGCGCCGCCAGTACCCGTACTGGACGAACGCGCCACGACGCTGAATCGAATCGGCCGCACGCACGCCATCCGCGCACCACGTGCTCTTATCCAAGCCCACGTCGGCGCGGATGAAATCCCACATCTGCTCATACGACGGCTCAGGCAAACGCGCCGCCTCGATGTAGCGCAGACGTTCGGGAGCCTGGAACACCGCATTGTTCAGCCAACGGTACAGCGACGGGTGCGGATACCTTTTGATTCGGGTCTGGAACTTCTGCTCGAAATAATCAAGCTCCTCGTCCACGAACCTCAAACCGGGCACATAGTAGAGATACGCGGGAACGACCTCGATGCCCATATCCCGCATCGCCAGCCACGCGGCTATGGAATCCTTGCCGCACGAAAACGCCAACAACACGGGCCTGCCATCAGCGGCCAGCTTCTCACGCACCGCGAGACTCGTGCCCTGATTACGAATAACCGTGGTCACTTCGGCCACCTCCTTCCCGTCATGCGAATAAACCGCGAATGCGAATAAAACTCGACACCGGCACGCCGGAAGCTCGCCTCCGACGACCACACGAACACATGCAGCCCATGTCCGCTGGTCGAAACCTCCGCATAGATCGCATCCGGCAGCAGCTCCATCGCCTTCGCGGGCGGACTGGTCAAATCAACATGGTCGAAATCCCAGCACGCAAGCCCATCGCCGAGCATTATGCCATAACCGTCACCGGCCTTCGAGCGCATGACCTCCGAATATGACGCCCAGGTACTTGAGTCCGTCGAACTGGCCGGCGACCCATCGCACATAATCGGACGCTTACCATCGGCCCGCACCCAACGGCGCAATGCCCTGAGCGCTTGGGGTATCTGATGTTTGCGGCTCCACGCCTTGCGGCATCTGTCCGAGCAAAACAGTCTCGGACGCCTAGGGTTAGGTGTGGGTTGGAAGAAGTGGCCGCAATTCCTACATTGGTTGACCATAGCTATTACTATAGCATATATTCCAACGATTCGCAACACTAATTTCGTGACATATCAAAACTGCGTAAAATCAAACGTAACAGCCTCGGAAAACAACGGGGCGAAAACATCAAAACCATGCCGGAACGGCTTCCATGGGCGCTCGCAGACACCACAGCGGCCAAACGTACGATACTCCACGCGGGTTGCGGGGGGATGTGGGCGCTATGTTCTGTGGGGAGCCTTGCATGGGAGGGGGAGGGTATGGCCCCCGGTTACCATTGGCGGCTGATTGGGATGGTGTTTTGCGATTGTTGTTTTGTGTTTTTTTGGCCTGTGGTGTTGGTGGTTATTTTGTTGCTTTTGCGCTGATTGCAAATGCGATGTACAAGTTGAGTGTTGTCATAGCTGATTGGCGAGCCGCCTTGGCTGAATGGGATGATCTCATCGAGTTCGCAGCTGAGTGGGTGTGGTGTTTTGAGTGTGAGGTCTATGGGTTTGCCGCATAGTGGGCAGATTGGTATTGGTCCTTCGGCTGCGATGTGTCGGGCTTTGCATTTGCGGCGGGCTGCCCCGTTGGTGTACCGCCCTGACCCTGCCTTGTTGCCCACGGTGTGTCAGTTCAGTGCTTCCGCGAATGCGTTGCAGGCTTTGAGCAGTTGCTTGGTGACTTCCTTCGGCGTGGTTTTTACGATTACCTTGGGGGAGCCGTCGATTGTGGCGACGGGCTGGAGTTCGATGGGGTAGTCCATCTCGAGGCTGGCTATGTCATAGCTTAGATTGTCGCCGCCTATGCTGGCGCTGATGTGTACGGTGATGGGGACGGTCTTGCCTGATTCTGGGATTGATGTTGGCATGGCATTATCCTTCAATGCGTAAGTGTGAGGTGTGAGAGGCATGCGCGGTTGGCTTCGATCCAACGACCTGCGGTTTTGGAGACCGCTGCTCTACCTGCTGAGCTACGCGCATAGGTGGGTATGAGTAAAGCCCCTGAGATGTATGTCCCAGAGGCTTTCACACTTATCCTGATACGAAGTATACCACGGGGTGGCAACAGCCTACTGCCGGCTGGAATATGCCATTGCCATGCTGACTATCTCCCTGATGCTGAATTCGTAGTATCCGCCTTCTATTGGCTTGCTGCTGGGGAGTTTGCCCCGGCGTATCCACATGATGATTACTTTGCGGCTGACCTCGTATCCGTAGTTGTCCTTGAGCCACTGACTCATGCCCGCAGGGGTCTTGGTCAGGTGGATTGCCTCGACCTTGTCTCGGCTCTGCTCGCGCAGCTCGACCACGTTGATTGGGTTGCCGCATTTGCATAGCAGCAGTGATTCGCCTTTCGCGGCCATGACCTCGCGTCCGCATTCGGGGCAGACGCCGATTATCCGGCGCGTGCGTGGCCTGCGGTCCACGAGCGGTTCGATGCGCTCGCAGGTGTGGATGAGCCATGTCAGCCAATGTCCCGAACGGCTGGCGCGGCATAGGTCGGGCAGTCGTCGTGGCGAGTCCCTGAGCAGGGTCTGCCATCTCGGACGGCTTTCCACGCCGGTTTCGTTCCACATGTCCTGCAAGCCGTCCTCGATCTGGTCGAGCATGTCCTGCGCGTGGAGGTTGATGGGCGCGGGCGCCGCGCCTCCTTGCGGTTTGCCGCCCGCTCCGGGTTCTCCGAGCTTGTAGGCGTGACGGGACGCCTGTTGCAGGAGCATCATGTCGCGGCGGAGCCGGTGGAGCGTTTTCGCGTAGACGCGGCGGCAGTCCCGGCAGAGCGTCCATGGTGCCTCGACCTGTCGGTTGCCGCAGTATTGGCATGGTTCGGTGGTGATGAACATTATGTTGAAACCCTCCACGTTCCGGCTATGATGGTGCTTTGGTGAGCGTGCCCTCCGCCTGTTGGTGGAGGGTTTCGTTTTGTCTTTCGTTGGATTCAGTGTTTTTACGCTGAATTCAGTCATGTATTCGCGTGTGTTTATCGGTATTTTTCAGACCAGTGGTTCGATGAATTCCGGTGTCCACGCGTCCGCGCGTGATTTCGGCGGTTCGGGATGCTCGATCACGTACAGCACCTCGCTCAACGGCAAACCGAGGAGTTTCGCCGTGTACTCGGGTGTCGCGGCCTTGCCTTTATGCCATTTGAGTATCATCTCACGCTGGTTGTTCGTCGCGCTCATGATTCCTCCTTGAGCGTGGTGACATATTCGATGGCCTTGCGTTCACGCTTCGCATACTTTTCGCATTTGCGCTTGAGACGTTTGAGGCTCATGGCGTACAGGAAGTTTCTGAAGTTGCCGTCTTCGCAGATTTTGGCTTGATAACGGCCGTAGTCGCTTCCCGCGCTGATATGCGCGACCAAATGGTCTGTAAGCTGAATCTCGTTCATGCGTTCTCCTTTCGATATGGGTTTGGCGTGTATTCGGGCGATTCCTCGCCGGGCATGGGATTCATGTTCTTGACGGCTTGGATATACCCTTCTTCCCATGCTTTTTCGGCTATCTGCCGGTCATGCTCCTTGAGCCATGCTTGATAGGCGGCTCGGCCTTCCTCGATGGTGCAAGCCAGTTTCAGGTAGGCACCGTCTTCATGGTCGCAACCATGCTGCGGGTCCACCAACACGGCTTGATACCCGTGTTCCACCCAAGGGCGGGCCATGACACCGGTCAGGTCGCATAGGCACAGAATCGTGTCACGCATCATTCCTCGATTTCTTCGCCATTCGTTGCAGATCTCTTTCGCAGAGCCGATCCAACACGGGGTATAGCCATGCAGGCGGGGTCATGTGATTCCACACGGGGCATTTCTTCCAGTGTTTTTCGGCTCGGGGGCATCCGTATTGCCCGCAGTAGGGACATCGACGGTTTCGGCATTCCAATTGGCCAGTGCGGTGAACCTTGATCCAGCGTTTCTCGCACCAGTCACAGCAATGAGTGCTTCCTGTGAGCAGGCGTAAGACAGTTTGCGGAAACGATGGAGGTTCATCAATGATCGGGTGGATGTTCATGCTTCCACCGCCTTGTATCCGCATTCGGTCAGAGACTGCTCGTTAACAATCACGTCAGAGCCTGTGCCGTATGGGTCGTCCGCGACGAACAGTTCTGCTCCCGGTAGCACGTCTACACCTAGATACATGCCAGATCGGGAGGAGGTAAAGCAAGCCACCTTGGCTATGATGATTAATTCAGCATCCTGGTTGTTTCGGTATTTTTGGCCCACCTCGATGTTCATGCTTCCACCGCCTTGGCCGGACGGAACGGAGCTTGAGAGGTCACGTGCTTGCTGTTGAGGTCCGACCAAACAGACCCGGTGACGGGGGATTCCGGGTCACCGATAAGCAAAGCGATCAACTTCGAATTGTCCAGGCAGGAGATGGCGACGCTCCACAAGGCATTGTCCTTATCCCACCACAACCCGTCATGGTCGGGCAGCTTCGGCTTCCGACGCAAAGCGTAGGCGAAATCATCGGAGTCGATGCAGTACTCACCGTCTATCTCGCTGATGCGGATACGCAGGAGCATGTCGCCTAGAGGGTCAGGCTTGAGATCGATGACGCGGAAATGGTTTCCCTCCGTCGTGCAGGCAATATCGCCCACCTGCACGTTTTCGATGTTGTCGATGCGCTCATACTCGGGGTCATCCAACAGTTCGATGGATTGGATATTGTCTATTGGCTCAAAATCACAGGAAGAGTCATAGCCACGTGACGTGTACAAAGAACGGTTATCGCCTAAATCAATATCTCCTGTGTCATCTAACACTCCAGTAACAATGGTGCCGTTCTTCCATGTGGCCTTGACGTGCAGTCCGGCCATCTCCTTGCAGGTCTTGCCCTCCCAGAATGGTTTCTCACTCATTGGTGTTCTCCTTCTTTTTGTTCGCTTCGATCGCATCCAACAGGTCGAATTCGGCGAGCATGAGATGCGCCTGGGCGCGGGTCATTGATTTCAGCGTCTGCGAGTCGCGGCCGGCCATACGGCCGAGAGAGCCCAATTTCTCCTCGAGCGTGTCGGTCTGCTTCGCTAAGACGCGCAATCGTTCGTCAAGCAGTGCGGTCATTTGGTTTCCTCCGTTTCGTCGTTGCTGCAGATGATGTACAGGGCGCATTCCAGATTGACGGCCCACACTTTGATGCTGTTCATTTCGGAGACTCCCTTCAGCCGGCGAGCGCCGGCGTTGTTTCTTGTGGTTGTTTCTTATGGTTGGTTGTTTTTTCTGGTTGTTTTATTGGTTTTCGTTGTGCATGGGGCAGTAGAGGTGGCCTCGTTGGGTGCCTTTGTTGCCTTCTTGCCAGCCGTGTTGGAGTGCGGTTTGGATGGCGGTGTTGGTGTCGTGGACGTCGAGCCATTCGGTGTCCATGTCGGGGCCGGTGTAGTCGCCGTCTGCGGTGATGTCGCCGGTGTCCCGGTTTTCCCGGAATTCGAGGCTGGCGTTGCAGCCGATGGCGTCGCAGTGGATTTCCCAGACGTGTTCTTCGATGGTTTTGGTGATGATTCGTGTGGTGGAGTCTGTGTAGGTTTTGACGCTCATTGGTGTTCCTTTGCTCGTTTCCTCTGCTCGTAGCGGCGTTTCATTTCGCGGAATTCGTTGGGATGCTCCTGCTGCCATCGATGCTGGTAGGCGTTGATCCGCTTGCGGTATGCGGGATCGTGTTTGCGTCTCCATTTGAGCCAGCAGTTGATGCATAAACCGTCCATGCGGATATGCCGGCGAGCGCCGCTGATGTCGCAGATGATGCAATGTTTGTCGTCGGTTTCGTCTGCGGGTTGGAGGTGGTGGGGTTCGAGGTTCAACCGGCATCGGGCTATGTACTTGTCCAGGTTGTTCATGGTTTTGTTTTTCTTCTTCGGAGGTTTTCCTTGCATTGTTTGCAGAGGATCGCGGTGCCGGCGTGCGGCCTGCATTCCTTGCCGCAGTTGGTGCAGTGCAATGGGTGTTTGGTGGGTGTGGAGTATGGTCGTATCGACCCGGTTTTGGCTATCGATGTGAGCGCCCAATCCAATTGGTCGAGGTCATGGGTCTTGCATGCGTGGCATACCGCGCCCGCCTTCATGGTCGACAATCCCGTGCCGGCGAGTGATTCCCACAACGCCCAGACGGCCGTGTACAGGTCCTCGCCGCCCTTGAGCCTCGCGTAGAGTGGGCTGGCCAGTATCATCCGGGCCGCTTCCATGTGCGACCTGGCGTCCGCCTTCATGCGTTGGCGTTGCTTCTCGTTCGTCTGTTCGAACGTCATGCTTCCCTTCCATTAGCCGGCGAGCGCCGGCTTGTTTCCGTATCGGTTTGCTTGCGTGTGTTATCTGGGGTTGCCGTCCCGGTCGCAGAGCGTGTATCCGCCCTGGTTGTCGAGGAGCAGCCAGCCTTGGTGCGCGTCCCAGACGGGGACGGTTTCGGGATGGTCTTCGCCCATGCTGACTATCCACCCGTATTCCATCGCCGTTTTGGGATGGTTGTGCACCCATCCGTGGCAGCCTGTGGTGCCGGAGCCGCATAAATGGATGAGGTTGGCTGGCGAATGCAGTCCGGGGAACGGGTGGCTTCTCATGTGTCGGTGGTGGAGGCTGTGGCCGCTCCAGATGTGGTCCAATTCGTTGCCGCATCGCAGGCACCGGTAGTGGTCTCGTCTGGCGGTCAGCCTGTGTGTTTCCCGTGTGGGGTTGGTGCGGCTCATTTGACGAGGTCCAGCCATTCGATGTATTCGCTGATGTCCGTGTCCAGGCAGTCCGTCACACGATGCGGTTTCGTCTGCGTGTAATGCTCGTACGGGTCTGCTCCCAACGCGGTTTGGGTCAACCGGATGGCGGTCATGTCCAACGCGCGGTAGGAGAGCAGTCGGTGGAAACGCCCCCACTGGTCCTCGGCGAACAGGTAATGCTCCAGGAACGGCAGGTCGAAGCCCATCATGTTCGTGCCCGCCGGATGCAGCACATGCGTTTCCGCCATCGACTGGGTGAAATCGATGACGGCGAGCGCCACACGCGCCGTGGAGCACAGTTCGGGGCTCGCGTCGATGACCTCGTCGATGAGTCCGTTCGCCTCATGCATCCGATGCGCGTAGGCGAAACTCCTGTCAGTGGGCAGAACGCCGGGTTTTATCACCGACTCGTAACGCGCGTACTCGGTTTTCGCGTCCATGCTCGTGCACCTCAAGCAGATTTCCAGCATCAGGTCGTGGCGCGGATCCGTTCCCGTGGTCTCGATGTCCACCCACAAGAGAGCTTCGGTTTTCCTGGTCATGCGATTTCCTCCAAATCGTCCTTCATGAGTCCCAAGGCGGCGAGCGCCTCGGTTTCGGTTTTTCCTTGGTTGAGCAGTTCCGCCGCTTGCAATGCCAGCGGGTCGTTGTCCGGCGCGTCACGGTTCAGCAGGTTGAGCACGTGCGTGCACCCGTAGCTGTGCCGGTGGGGTTTCCGGGGTGGCGGCGTGGGATGGGCGAAGCCGCCTGCGAGCGCCGGCTCGGTTCGATTGGTGTTGCCGAGTCCGAGTTCGCGGCCGCGCCGCAACCAGTTGCGGAACGCCGCCGCCGGGTCGGCCGGCAGATGGCCTCCGGCTATCGCATGGTCGCGGAACTTGGCGAGTTCGGCGTCCAGGTCGAGTCCGATTTCGTCGGCGAGCTGCCGGTGCGACTGGTCGGGGGTGAGGTTGGCGAGCGCTTGGAGTCGTGTGGTGTCGGGTTTTTCGGTTTTGCTGGCGCGCGTACTCTCTCTTGACGGTTCTATTGACGGTTCCTGTGACGGTTTGGGTGAAGTGGGTTTCACCCCTGAAACGAAGTGGGTTTCACCCGTGGGGTGAAGTGGGTTGCACCCCTCGGGTGAAGTGGGTTTCACCCGTGGGGTGAAGTGGGTTTCACCGGTGCAACCTGTTTCGGGGGTGCAATGGGTTTCACCCCTCTCAACCGTTGCTTCCACTGGGGTTTCACCCTTTTTGGCCTTCGGAAACAGCTTGTAGACGACCGGTCGGCGTCCCTTCGCGTATTTGGCCACGAGTTTCTGGTCGCCCTTGCGGATCAGACGCATCTGTTCGAGCTTCCTCAACAGCAGTTGGATGCTGCGTTCGCTTTTCTCCGTCTCCTCCGCCATGGTCTTCACGCTCGGCCACGCCATGCCCTCGTCGTTCGCGTAATCCGCGAGCACGATAAGCAGCAGTTTCGCCGTGCTGTCCCCATGCAATCGGGTCTTCTTGGCCTTCGCCACCAGTTCGATGCTCACGGCTCCGCCCTCCTGATCTCCACATCGGTCACATGGCACGAATCGTTGTGTTTTGTCAAATTTTTGTGGGCCGTTTCGGCGTTTCTTTTAGTCCGTTTGAGCGGTTGTTTTTAGGCCGTTTCGGCTTTGGCCAGTCCTGTGGGTTGTCGGTTATTGCATGAGGG